GAGCACCCAAATCGGCAAACGCCGAAGATTATTTCGTTGCTTCTGAATTCCTAAACTACGGCGGCAGACTCGCTGTTGTTCGTGCCGAGACTGGCACCAATACTGCTAACACTGGATCTAATGCTTCCCTCAACGTAAAAAATGAGGCGGATTGGGATGGTGGTCTAGGTAGTGGAGAAGACTTCGTTGCTAAAACACCTGGAGCATGGGGAAATGCTCTTAAAGTTATTGTTGTTGACCGTGGTCCCGATCAAGTTCTAACACTCGGATCAGGTCTGGATGCTTCTTTAGTTGTTGGTGGAACAGTTTCATTCAACACTGCTGGTGGTTCTAAAACTGCTACTGTGATGGCATGGGATGCTGGCACATCAAAACTAACTGTTGCTCTCACAGATCCTTCATATCTAATCAGCACTTCTGACACACTAGAAGATGGTGACGACGTAGGAACTTTCACTCACAATGGTGTCACCGAATCAGGTAGAACTCCTGGTACTTTCACCCCTGCTGCTGATGCTGGTGGTGCTACATTCCAAGTTGTAGTTGCTGATGCTGGATCTGGTAATGGTGGTGCTGTATCGGTAACCCTCTTATCTGGTGGAGACGGTTATGTTATTGGCAATACTATCACTCTTGCTGGTGCTGCCACTGGTAGTGGTTCTGATATTGTTGTAACTGTTGCTACGATTGATGCTGACGTTGCTATTACTGCTGCTTCTGATTGGTATGCTTATGCTACTGTATCTGGTGTAAAACTTTCCCAGATCGGCCCTCGCCCTGGAACTTCTGCTTATGCTACAGCTAGAGGTCTCAAGTATGATGAAGTTCATGTTGCTGTTGTTGACTCTACTGGCGACATCAGTGGAACTGCTGGAACTGTCATTGAGCGTTTAACTTATCTTTCTAAGTTATCAGACGGTAGAAGTTCTGAAGGTACTTCATCTTTCTATAAGTCTGCTGTTAACAGTGGTTCTGAGTATGTCTTTACTGGAGCAACCCTAACAGGTTCTGGCACTGGCGAAGCATGGGCACAAGCGTCCACCGCTATGTCAAGTGGAGACGAGTTCCAATTAGTAGGTGGTGGTGCTTATGACTTCACCAATGGTGTTGACGACTTCGATTACACTCCTGGTGAAATTGATGCTGCTTACGAAACTTTCAGTGAAGACGAAGAAGCAGTAATTGACTTCGTTCTCATGGGTGGTTCAATGTCAAATGAAACAGACACTCTGCTTAAGGCAGGTTCTGTAATGTCAGTTGCCCAAAACAGAAAAGATTGTATTGCTTTCGTTTCACCTTACAGGGGAAATCAAGTAGGTTCTTCTGGTGCTCTTTCTAAGAACTCCCAAAAAACCAATACACTTAACTTCTTCAACAACCTAGCATCTACATCATACGCTGTATTCGACAGCGGTATTAAGTACATGTATGATCGTTTCAATGATGTCTATCGTTGGATCCCATGTAATGGAGATATTGCTGGTCTTTGTGTAAACACATCAACCCTCCTCGCTGATTGGTATTCACCTGCTGGAACCAACCGTGGTGGTTTAAGAAATGCTGTTAAGATTGCTTACAGCCCCAACCAAGCAGATAGAGACGAACTGTATCAGTCAAGAATCAATCCTGTTGTTTCTATGACTGGCGCTGGTGTAATTCTCTTCGGTGACAAGACTGCTCTTGCTTCACCTTCTGCTTTCGATAGAATCAATGTTCGCCGTCTGTTCCTTGCTATTCAAAGACAGGCAGAAACTCTTGCTAAAGGAGTATTGTTCGAGCAGAATGATTCTACAACCAGAGTTTCTTTTGCTTCTGCCTTGAATTCATTCATGGCCGAGATTCAGTCTGGAAGAGGAGTTACCGACTTCCTCGTAGTTTGTGATGAATCTAATAACACCTCATCAGTGGTTGATCGTAACGAATTTGTTGCTGAGATTTATGTCAAGCCAACACGTTCTATCAACTATGTTTCGATTACCTTAACGGCAACGAAATCTGGTGTTTCCTTTAGTGAAGTTATTGGTGCTTGATAAGTAATTCACAAACATATAAGAGGAAAAAACAATGGCAACACGTATTAACAATTTTATTCAGAACATTGGGCAGGGAGTCAAGCCCAATATGTTCTCCATCGACATTCAATGGCCTGCTCAAGGTCTAGTCGGTGGTGTACCTAGTGCTTCAGGTTCTGGCGATTCTGCTGGAAGTGGTGGACTATCAGACAAAGATCTAATCAATGTTCTTTGTAAGTCTGCTGCTCTACCTGCTTCAAACCTAGGTGTAATCGAAGTTCCTTTTAGAGGAAGAACAGTTAAAATCGCTGGTGATCGTACCTTCGATACTTGGACTGCTACCTTCTTCAATGATAAGGACATGAAGATTCGTACATACTTTGAAGCATGGTTAGAATCCATGAACACTCACGAAGGTAACTTCGCTCCTAACTTCATTCCTAACCAAAAAGATGGTTACATGTGTGATGTTAAAGTCAAGCAACTTGAGAAGCATGATAAGGAAGGCGGTCAAGTATTGAGAGAGTACACTCTCATGCATGCTTTCCCAACCAATCTTTCTCAGATTGATCTTGGTTACGACAGCAACGATCAGATTGAAGAGTTCACAGTTGAGTTCCAGTATTCCTACTGGGTTGTTAAGAAGCCTGAAAACTTCACTAACCTAGAAGCTGGCGCTGCTACCTCTATCGCTGGAGCAACAAAAGAGATCGTTCTTTGATCTAATAAATAGTTCTATAGGAACATAGATCTATTGAGATGAGTCAACTATTCGGTTTTATTATTAACAAAGGTGGGAAGGATAAGGGACAATCACCTATCCCTCCCAACCAAAACGACTCCCTGGCGGTTACCGCTGGGGGGCATTTTGGTACATATGTAGATGTGGATGGTGGTGCTACTGGCAAAAATGAGTATGAACTTATCAAAAGATATCGTGACATGTCACTTCACCCAGAGTGTGATAGTGCTGTTGATAAAATTGTTAATGAGTTTGTAGTTAGTGACGCTGATGATTCTCCTGTAGAGATTGAACTTTCTAACCTAGACGTTAGTACTGGCGTTAAGAAAAAAATTAGAGACGAATTTAACCACGTCAAAAAACTTTTAAATTTCGACAAACGTGCTCACCAAATTATAAGGACTTGGTACATCGATGGTCGTACATATTACCACAAGGTTATCGCTTTAGATAATCCTAAGAAAGGTATTCTTGAGCTCCGTTATATGGATCCTCTCAAGGTACGTAAGGTAAGACAAAAAATTAAATCACCAGAATCAACTTCTCAACTGGCAAAAGGTACTGCTGCTGAGTTTGATTGGGGTGACCATGTAGATTACTACATTTATAATCCCAAAGGATTTACTACTGCTATGAGCGTTAACGCTTCCTTTGATTATGCTTCATCGATGGGGATTAAAATTGCTTCTGATGCTATTGCTGCTTGTACATCAGGACTAACTGATTTAAATAAAAAAACTCCATTGAGTTTTATGCACAAAGCAATTAAGTCTCTCAATCAACTCCGTATGATTGAAGACTCTCTTGTTATCTACAGATTGTCCCGTGCTCCAGAACGTAGAATTTTTTATATTGATGTAGGCAATCTACCTAAAGTAAAAGCGGAACAATATCTCCGTGATGTAATGGCACGTTATCGTAACAAACTAGTTTACGATGCTAACACTGGTGAGATCCGTGATGACAAAAAGCATATGAGTATGCTTGAAGATTTCTGGTTGCCTCGTAGAGAGGGTGGACGTGGTACTGAAATTACTACGTTGCCTGGAGGACAGAACCTTGGAGAACTTAAGGACGTTGAGTACTTTAAAAAGAAACTTTATAACTCTCTCAATCTTCCTCCTTCCCGTCTCACAGACGACAATAAAGGATTCAATCTTGGCAAGACCACTGAAGTCCTCCGTGACGAACTTAAGTTCAGTAAATTTATTGGAAGACTCCGTAAAAGATTTAGTGAACTCTTCCACGACATTCTCAGGACTCAACTCATTCTTAAAGGAGTAATTTCTCCCGAAGATTGGGAGGACATGGAAGAGCATATTCAATATGACTTCCTGTTTGATAATCATTTCAATGAGTTGAAAGAACAAGAGATGATGTTACAGCGTATGAACCTAGTCGCTCAGATGGATCCTTTCCTAGGTAAGTATTTCTCTGTAGATTATATCCGTCGTCAGATTCTGCAACTTCACTGATAACCCCAAATCACAAGCTCTGAGAGATAAACATAGAATCGATTACACCTAGGGGTTGACAGCAGGCCTTACTTTTTAGTATCCTTATTCCATGATGAAGAAAGGAGATAATATGAGTAATCAAGTTAATGATAATATCAAAGAAGATATTATGGAAAACATCTTAGAGATGGCAGATAAAGATATCTGGAATGTAATCTTTGCAATAGAGAAAGAATTCGGTATTCAAAATGTACCAAGTCCAGTGGGTGGTGAACAAGGGTTTATCGCAAAACTGTTCGAACTTAGATTCGAGGAGGCATGTCAATGAGTTTGTTTAACGATTACATAGAAGAGGGTTTAGATACCTGCAAATTTGTTAAAGACGGTATGGAATATACTGCAATCATCGACAAGGTTAGTGATAATTCTTTACTAGTCAAACCAATTCAAAAGACTAACTGGAAAGATGTTTTTCAGAACAATCTACAAAATACATTTGAACACATGATACTACACATCAAAGAGTTTGATGAGATTAAACTCGAACTCTGGATGGATGGTAGGGGTTGCGATAACTCCGCTATAGGTGTTTCAGGTTGTTATGAACCTTACACATGTTTAACATGGTAGGGTTGACAATGACCTTCACTTTTTAGTATACTAGTAGAGTAATAAAGAAAAGGAGATATTATGAGAAACCAATATGTAATAACCACCCAAAATGTCGAAGAGTACGGCACTAACTTTCACAAGTTCAAGGGGGGTTCTGATTATGTCATCGGTTTCGATGTGGAGACCCTCGTGTACGAGGAGAACGCATATGGTGAGGGTGAACACTCTTACTACCATTCACCTAGTTTGACTGAGGCTAGTGCAGCTGCATTGGTCATGAAACATGTCAATAGATTTAATGGTCTGCATGGTTCATTTGATTACATCACTAATATTGAAGTGGTTGTAAGTCCTTTTGATACACCCGACCACCCAACTTGGAATGGTCATGTTGACAAACTCATTGAAGAGATTGAAGATGCTCAAATGGAGGTTGCATAATGATAATAAAAGATTACGAAGTATGTTCTCCCGATATGACTTCGGG